CCCCCTCCAGGGTCCCCAGCCGAAGCCAAGGACTGTAAGCAATACGATGTATTGGTGGTTGCCATCCCACGGGGTCCGGGTTTTAAGGCCTGGAAAAGCCTCTTCGAAAGCTGCAATCGACGCCCGCCCGCTTTGTTTCAGGGACTATTTATAATGGACGCCACAACATGGAAAGCAACTCCCGGTGGTGAAACGGTTGCGAGTTTTGGCCTACTCCAACCACGTAGTGGTTTGACCTTCTTACCGATAATTACGCAACGGTGGTCAGCCGCGCGCATGAAAAGCGTGACCATCTTCCGAGGGTTTAGAAATTAAGGGTGGTCAGCCCCCAACCCAATCCCGGCAACTCATAACTCCTGTCTCAACGATAACCTCCCTAAATCAACATAATCGGGTGAAACGAACTGGTGAAACATGCTGCTTGCTGTGCTAAGTATATCGTACACTTGTTTAGGATTCCGCCTAACGTGCTCGAAAGCTCTTTGCCCAACTCCACGCAACGATGGCGTCTTAACCTCGTAAATCTTCCCAAGGGTAGTAGAGGTGGACCCCCCTGGGCCCCCCTAAGGCACTGAGTGAGGCCTCGACGTGCTGGTGGCATTGATGCTGGCATTCACCATCTCTACTGGCATGGTGGGGTGCGTTGTGGCAGCATGGGTCATCGGGTGATCGCTGTCCCACCTTGTTCCCAGCTGCAAATGCGCTTGCAATGCCAAGGCCATGGGCACACTGGTCCCACCAGTGGCCACTTGATCGAAGATGATGTACGTGACAGTCATTGGGAAAACTTGGGTGTTCGAGGCGCCTGTTGAGAACGTCGTGCAAAAGCCACTTAAGTGCGCTCCTGCAGTGTTCGCGCCCGTCCATGTAGAAAATGCGCTGTAATCCGTCATTGACCGTGGCTTGTTCCACCTCCAAATGGGCTTAGCAAAATACTGTGCATTCAAATGCTCGCACTCGCGCCTAGCAATCAACCCTTCGGTTAACGTGTAAACGGCATCCTTTGTTGGAGCGGTTGTTCCGAGGAATTCCCTCTGTGGTATCGTGACAATGTGAACCGTTCCATTCGAATATGCGATGGGAGAGGTCAATGTAATGTTGACCCCGTTTCTTCCGCATTTCGCGCTTGTCATCCCACTCGCAACGGTTGGAAACATAGGAACACTGTACGAAGTGAGGCTCGCGGCCGCCCCATCACCCAGAGTGCAATCCCCAAAATCCAACAGAAGGTTGCTATTAATGGCATTGTTGGCAATGGCAATAACTCGTCTTGTAGGCAAAAGAAATCCTGCTGGCGCGCTGAATGTGGCACGAATTGAACTGCGCAATGGCGTCCACGCCCCATCAGCAAACAAGCATGGGATAGGCAGGGTGGACGCGGGATGAAACAAATTGCTAAGTCCCATCGCTCGCGCCCCTAGTGGCTTCGCCTGCCTTCTCTTCCTAAGAGGAGCTTGGTTGTTCTGGCGAGCTGGCTTCCTTTGTGGTGCTCGCTTCTTCTGCTTCGGCATCCTCCTCTTCTTTTCCTTAGTCTTATCAGGCATAGCTGCTAAAGAGTATAAGTCGTTAGCGCGCACTCGCTTGTGGCTATTCAAGCTGGCGAGAAAATTGGCTTCCGCACATGGCGGCCAACAAAGCGTAACCTCAGGTACATCACACATCCACCACTGCCGCTCCAACAGTGGGATGTTATGCGTGGAGTGTTTTGTGATGCCCCGCCCGTAGTCATTTCTCCCTACCGCTTCCAACCAATGTACCTCTTACAAATTGTCGTTAGTACAATGGCCAGTGTTTCGTTCCACGCAGCTGTCCCAGTGGTGTGCACCTGGTAACTGAAATGGAACTGACGATGCTCCGGCGGCTTGGAATCTGCAATTATTGGGTATGGCCAACTCCCACCCCGGCTAGGGCTGCAGACGGCTTTCACCTCAGGACATTCAACTCTTGTCCACCAGGCTTTGGGACCCACCTATGTTGGCTTGGTTGAATCCTCAAAAGAATAAGGCTAGCTCTACGGGCTGGAGCAGTCAAGGCCCGTCTGGGGGTGAGGCAACCAGTCATGGTCACACCCTGAGTAGGAGCCGGTGATCTCCCAAATCCCCCAGATTCGCTATCTGATCGCGCGAAAACTATGTGAAACTAAAATACCACTACGTTGTGAAACCCACGACAAGCTAGATGCGCCAGCTTGCCGGAATGCATTCTCTGAACTCCACAGGCGGCATGATGTTGTCCACCAACCAAGGCACCATCCTAAACTTGGCAAGCTCATCGGATGACACCTCGTAACCACAATCCTTCATGAGTTGTATCTCCTTCTCCTCATCGAAGTTGGCATTCTTCAGATCTATCACGTCACGCAAACTCTCAACCTCGCCCTTCTGCATGGTTGGTTCGCCCAGGCACGCCATCCTGTCCTCATATGACAGCGCGCCCAGCTTGATGCCGTAATGGCTTGCCCATTCATCCGAATATTGCAAGTACTTCTTGGAGAGTGTGGGGCTCCTGCCGGCATAGGCGTACGATCTTGAAAGATAAGTGCAAGCGGCCACGCTGGCCACGCACTTCTCTCCTCTCGCCCACACTCCCTCCATCAAGGCTGGTGACTTAGAAACTCCTGCGTTGCGCATGGCCCTGTGCACCTCTGGCAGCCATCTGCCTGGAATAGGACCTTTGTCGTCAAGTGCGACTCGAACGCCACAGAATGTCATGTAATCCTTCGGGAAACTTATCTTCATGTTGAATCCTACCTTGTCCCAAAAGGCTTCAATGTCCTTCTGATGGCGTTTGATGGAAGGCGACGTGTTCAACCCACTATCGTCACCTTCCATCCCGGATTTGAGTTTGCGTTTTGTGCCCCAAACGTCCTTGCCACAAACCCTCGTGTAGTCAAGGAACTCCGTTGGGTCCTCGAAAATGCATATATGCCAGAGTGAATAATTCAACCACCAGTTGAGCACGCTCGTCCCGCGGTGCCCACTTCGCCTGATGGCCCCCAACTCGGCAATTATCATTCCGATCGTTTCCTCATAATCCTTCGAGCCCTTTTTCCCAAAATACAGCTTGAACTTGTCGGTTTTGCACACTTCCAAATGCCTTTTCAACCATGACTCTGGAACGATGTAATTGGCAGCCAGGTAACCTGTGATATGCTCGAGAATGCCGTTCTCCAGCAAGTCCCTGATCTCGGGTCCGCAGCAAGTGTCCCATGCGGAACCATCTGCCTCAATGACCTCCGAATTCTTCATACCACTCCTCAGCTCCTCAAACAAATCGTCCAGCCCCTTGTCACGCGGCTTATGCTTAATGCATTTCTTCTTGAAGTGCTCAAACAACAAGTCCTCAAAACACTTAATGACTGGCAAAGACATGACCTGTCCGCGGTCCTTGTCCTTGATAAGAAACCTGGGGTACTTTCCTTCTCCCATGTTCTCCAGCTTGATGCCAAGCTCCAGCCTTATCTTGGGATCTATCTTCTGAAGTAAACAATTTATTTCGTTCTCCATTCTCTTGGTTGTCCACTTCTTTGACCTCAAGTCCTCCAGGTCGCAACCCATGTACAAGTTCTTCCGCGCCCACGCATCTATGCGCTCCGTTGAAAATATGCCGCGTTCCTTCTTGTTTCCGCGGTAGCCTTTAGCTGTTTCTGCATATCTCCAAATTTTCTCTCGCAGCTCTGCATCGATTGTCGGGTCTTTGTATTTCTTGTCGATGCGGCCCTCGATGGCCAACTTAATGTTGTGCGGCGTCTCCCCGTACAACAGCGGTTTGTGACTTACTGGCCCTATTAATGCTGACCTGGCCTCTATAGGCCCTCCCCCGGCGTCCGCGCACATTATCACCTTGAAATCGCCCACTTGTCGGTAGATGCTTTCAGCATCCATTTCCAGAGAATTTTCGGCGGCATGCTTATTGTGTTGCCCAGCATCTGTCGTCCTCCGTTCTTTCGGCAAATTCAACAATGCAGCTTTCGCTTTCTCCGGATCCAACTCTATAGGCGTCCCCCTCACCGCACACTTGATAACTGATTGCGCCCTCATCGAGGAGCACTCCCTCTGGGAAGAGGCCGGCGGCGATTCCGTCTTCGTACTTGTCTTCGTCTGCGAACATCCAGGCTGCTCGATCACTGGTCCCAAAGGCCGTGCAGGTCCTAAGCGCTTCAGTGTCATTAAATCGGCATGACCACCAATTTCCGAAGTGGTACTGGTCGCCGAGCCCGTCTGGTCCGCCGCGCAAGTGGTCAAAGGGGTCGTCTCTCCAACGTAGACGATCAAGGGTTCTTCTAACTGATGGGAAGATTCCTCGCAACTGGTCTCCTGTGAGCACTGGCTGCCCAACAAGATTTCTCTCATTTCGGCACCCGTCCAACATGGCTGGCAATCCGACCCAGTTGGTGTCCCGAGGCCACCCTGGTCTTCCAACTGATTGCTGACCAGTTGTGTTTCCAACAGTCCATGTGGTATGCTCATCTCGTTGCAAGACTGGTAGGCTGAGGTAATCCCCGCATCCGTGCTGGACGAGGACGTACCATCTGTCCTCTCCTCTTGTGTCTGAACGATAGCCGACTCCGTCGTTGAGGATGAAGCCGCATGTCCTACTGCGGTCTCCGTCGCGTCCGCCGCCGCCTCCAACGACCTCTGCAGGACCAACAAAGGAGCAATATGTTGGGTCGGGGGCGGGATGGCCACCGCGGCCACCAATATAGCGTCCGTTAGCGCTTGGCCAACCTCTGTTGACCTGTGCAAATCGGAATTCGCCCTCACCCCGCAAGAACACACCTGTCCTAACCCCAATATCATTTGCTTCGTCCCTTCCGCCATCATCTCCACCATCCAGGCTATCCCCTGCTCGTGACGGGTCAACATGTGAGGCTGCCGTTGATTGGTCCCAGTTCCCTGGTCCGGCCATAGAAACGTCCCCATCATTGCTGAAAAAGTCCCACTCGCTTGCCCAATCACTTCCGCTGCATTTTGGCCAAATCCTTGTATCGCCAACATTCTCTCTTCGTGCAACTTCTCGTTCTCCAAGTGATCGTTGACGCTCTTCCAAGGAGGGCAGTCCAGCAACTCTGGCCTTGTGGATACGTACTCCACACCCGGCCGTGCCAATGACATGCCAAACCCTCCATGGTAAAACAGGGAGCTCAAACTCGACAAGCTCTCTGGCGCGCCATTCGATAACTTGATCATGGCCCATCCGAAAAGTTTCGCACATGCAACGGATTCTAAGGAGCCTTGTGGAAAAAGCGACAGTAGTTCGGTCTCCAGCGAACCAGCATACACCAGCGGCCGCGCCGTGGTTCTCTCCGAAGTGGTGATCACCGCCTGCAGCCTCCGCATCTCGCGTTCCGACAGGTAGGCTTCGAACCATTCTACTTTGTGTCGCTCCCAACACCAAGAGGAAGTGCATACCGGGCACCGATTCCGGTACTGCACCGTCAAACGCCATTCTCCTTTTCTTTCACGTACCGCTCTAAGTAGCTGCCTATCGCAATATGCGCACGGCGTCTCGATCTGAAACCCTGTGGCTGGCAATTTCAACATACACCCTCAACAGATAACGCAAGGACCGGTCAGACCGGTAATCCTGTAGCGGCAACTCGTTAATACTTGTCACCCGATAGGAGGATCAAACCCTACCGCATTTCCGTTCACCGGCTCAAAGGCGCACCCTTGAGCCAAAA